AGCGAACCAGAAATAGTTATCCTTGCCGGTAAGCTGAATTAGACCTCTGCCCTTGAATTTTGAGCCATCTTGGGAGGCTTCATCACCGTTACCCATACGATTCGCATAAACGTAATTAGCGATCTTATCCGGCTGTTTAGCGTAAGACTTAGCCTGTGAGTCAGTCTGAAAATACTTAGGGAATACTTTAAGAAGTCCTGAAGCAGAGTAGTTCAGGTTCTCCGTTAGCCACACAAATCCACCTGATTCGTGATGACATTGGGCTAGGAATGAGGCTATACGGTTCGGAGTCGTTATTTCGTATTCTTCTAGGAGAGACTTACCACCTAGTTCTGTCTGCTTGCCAAACAAAGCCTCATACCACTGGTCAGGATACTTTGAGTGAGGAATAAACTTTTTCCAAGCATTACGGTCAATCACGATACATCCTCTCAATCAGAATTTCTCGCCTTAACTGTTGCATCTTCCTAACTTCGTTGACAGCAGCTTGTGTCGCATAGTACATATCGTAGTACATGAAGGCTAAGATAGGCATTACGATAAAGAACATCAGTAATACAGCCATTACGACTACAATCAATGACCAAGGGACATTCTCATCGTCGCGCTTTTTGTCGTCAGCCACATTAGACCCACCGCCCATAGAACTACGAAAACTACTGCTGAAACCCACGCCACCTTTGACTTGATTTCCGCTATCCTTTTTCTTCGTCGCCATGATGCTATCTGAGCTAGCCTAAGTTCTTCTGCGTGAGCTTCTTCTTGCTCTTTGACGATACGCTGCCACATCTCCTCGAATTTGCTCCACAATGCCCCTAACTCTGGTGGAGCCTTGTAAACCATCGTTTCGCGTATCTCAGCTAACATCGCATCAAGCCGAGAAGTAATCAATATCCGCTTTAATGCTCTCCTACCTATCGATTCTTCACCCTTATAGACCTGCTTGGCTTCTAACTGCTCCTTGAGGAATAGCTTACTGATAGAGTCATAAGCATCCATCAATGCGCCTAGCTGGTTACCGATGTCCGTAAACACATCGTTAGGGTCAGCCTTGGCTATTTCTTGAACCCGCTGGACTTCAGCATGGTACTGCTGCTTTTGTACCGGAGTAGGGTCAACAATCTTCTGATACTGTGCCTTCAGATCATCCAGCACATCCTTAACATCACCTGCCGCACCCTTGATCTCTTTGTAAAGTTGACAGCCTTTCTTTACAGCCGCAACCGCAGCATTAGCAGCAGCAAGTAACGTTAGCGGATCAATTTATTCCTCCGAATTAGCCTTTTGATTCTCTTTGGCTATCTTCAAATGCTGATGCTTGTACCAAGTGCTAATTATCAATCCGATAATACCTATTGCTAGACCACCTAGTGCAGCAAATTCGTTAGCAGTCAGTCCAAAAAAGACGGCGGAAACTGATCCGCCGTAAGTCGCCGCTGCTGAAATCTTAGGTACGTCAACCATTTCTAGCCTCAAGCTGTTCAATACGTTGGCTCATCTCTTTTACTGCGTTAATCAGAGCAAACGTGAGTTCTGAAGTATCTACGATTTTATAGCCATTTGCATCAGTTTTTACGCAATTAGCAAACGCAGTACCTTCTAATTCCTGAGCAATAACCCCCACAAAAGCCTGTGATGGGCTATCAGACTTCATGAACTCAGCGGTATAACGATAGTTCTTAGGCTCAACCTGCTTAATCTCAGCTAGACCCTTACCGTATGCAGAAATATCCTGCTTATAACGCGAGTCTGAGTACGAGTTAAACGAACCACCACCGACCTTCTGAACGTCTGAAATGCTAAATCCAGCCGATGACGAGCCAACAAAAAACTTCATTGTTGAACTGATATATACCTCCATTACGGAGCCAGTCCAGTAGATCGAGTTGCCTGTTGACGTAAAGTTATAACCGTTAGGCGAGACAATACCCGTATCAAACGTCTTAGCACCAGCAAAGTTCTGGCTACCTGTTGTTACTACTCCAGAAACCGTAGCAGAAGCCGTAGGCAATGCAGACGATGACCAAGATGAACCGTTAGACGTTAGAACCTGACCGTTAGAACCCGGAGCAATAGAACTAATCGCACTTGTTCCATTGCCAACGAGAACAGCACCAGTAGATAGTGTTGCTACACCAGTACCACCATTAGCGACGTTTAACGTACCATTAAGGGTCAACGTGCCACTAGACGTAATAGGCGTACCAGCGATAGTTATCCCTGATAAGTTAGATGTCATTGCAACGCTAGTAACCGTACCGCTTCCCGGTGTCACAGTACCCCATGAAACACTAACGCCATTAGTTGTTAGGTATTTACCTGAGTTACTCGTCTGACTAGGCATTAGTGCATTGATAGCATTACTAGCCGTAGTTTGACCTGTACCACCTTGAGCAATAGGTAAGGCATTAGTTAGCGTGACGTTACCTGAAACACTCAGGTCACCACCTACAGTAAAGTTATCGCCAGACGTACCTGCTTGCTGGTCTTTCAACTGTGCCATTAACTCACGAATAGCATTATTGATAGTCGATGGTGGACAACCTTCAGCAATGTTAATACCGTCAATATCGGTATTATTAGCTGCTGTGGCACTAAATTCGCTGATCTTTGTCTTTGGCATGATTACTTACCTTTAGCGCGATTTGCTTGATACATAATGTTATATGCTCTAGGGTCAAATGCTTGTGGGATAACTTGCTCTACTGCCCAAGGTGCGCGAGACAATAAACCAGCACCGTAAGCAGCCTCACCCATTAGTCTAGGAGATGATGCAAGCAATGACGCTGTGGCTAATGGAACACCACCTGCTGAGAAAGCACCAGCAGCAGTACCTAAAGATGTAGCTCTTTGGATGCCCATAGGAGTCAATTCAGCTAATGATTGACCAGCCAAAGCAGGGAAAATATCTCCACCAGCAGCACTTAGCTCTTTACCTAAAGCTACACGCTGACCAAAGTTTGTATTGACGTTCTTACGCATCAATGACTGTAGCTTACGAGTAGCAGTATCAGCACTAGCTTTTTGACCTAGCGACAATGATCTTTCAATCTCTTTAATGAGTTCTGACGCTTCAGAATACTCACGCATCACCTTGGCATAAGTAGGAGCTTGCTTAGTAATCTCTGACTTTACAGAGTCATAAACACCACCAACTGCTGCTCTAGCTTGCTTCTGTTCGTAAGGGATATTCTCTAAAACATCGCCAATCTTTTGCTTTAACGCATCAAGACCTTCTGGTGTATGGAAATCAGCAGGGTTCTGAGCTTTCCAATCATCAACAATGTTTCTAACTGTCTCAAGCTCATTAAAGGCACGCTCATTAACAACCTTACCTTTGTAAGATGTTTTATTCTGAGCCGTTTGTACTGCCTGATCGATACCTTTGAAGTCTAGTACGGTCTTATCACCCTTGATATTGACCATGCCAGAGCGATACTGAGCCTGTTTAGCTTGGTTCATGTTGGCAAGATTCTGCTTTGCCATATCCAGAACATCAGTCATTGGCGCAGTACCAGTAATGTTTGACCTGAACTGTTCAGCAGCAGTACCACCCTCACGACCAGCCTTATAAGCCTGTTTAATAGCTTCTGTTCCAGCACCAGTAGTCATGCCCAAGACAGGAGCTACAGCCTTACCTACGGTTCCTACAGTCTTTGCAGTTAGCGATAGAGGATCAACCATCGATGCTGCTTTACCCAACTTAGGAACAGCAGCACTACCACCAGTTAGCACAGCAGAAACATCCGATAGAAATCCAGCAGGATCGTTAGCGATAGTGCGTTTAGCTTGCTCTACGCCACCATAACGCTGCACATACATCTGCCCAACTTTATTAGCAACTTCCCTAGATGCTTTGTCCTCACCAATGGCTTGAACAACGCTCTCAGGCAATACATTTTGCAAAGCACCAGCACCAATATCTAAGATAGTCTTGCCAGTCTGCAATGGGCTAGTAACCGCCTCATAGGTTCCCATTAATACGTTTTTCAGCGAACTAGGGAAAGTCTTAACGGCCTGAGTAACGACCTCTTTACCAGTCATTGACTCGCTTTGTCCAACAGGACGAGCAGAAGCTAGATCAAATGCCATTATTTGACCTCCTTAAACTGTGTCCTATCAGGACTAACCCAAGCCTTATTGCCATTTGAGTCAACATTTAATGTCCAGTTTTTACCAACACCTTCAGGACGAGTTTCTGTTACCTGAGCAGCAGACTTACCTTGCTTCAACACAATATTGTCTGGATTTAGGTTATAGCTATTTGCTAAGTCAACGTATTGCTGTCTAATCTGATCGTAGGTATCTTCAGCAGCCTTATAAGCCAATTCAGCGGCTTTCTTAAAGTCTGCACGTTGAGCAGGGTTTAGACGTTCACCATTCTGCAAACGCTGTAAGTAGTTACCCATCAGGTCAATAGCACCTGTAGCAGCCATAGCCATACCCAATTCAGACTCTCGAACTACAGAACCCGGATCAAGCAACTTCATAAACTTGGTAGCAGCAGCCAAGTCGTTAGCAGCAGACGGGTTATTAAGAGCATTGATAACTTGCTTATGCGCTGTCTGAACAGTAGAGAACTCTTTAATCGCTGGCAAACCAGCAAATTCCTTACGCAAATCAGTCTCAGAGTTCAATCTGAAATCAGCATCTTTCTTACGAATTTCTGAAATAGCAGACTGAATTTCAGCAGGAGTCATGCTGATAGCGTTCTCATTCAATGAGTCAACCATTGGCTGCAACATCGGATGAACATTCGCAAGGCTTTTAGGAACAGAACCAGCAAGTTCTTCCTGACGCATCAAGTTACGCAAGCTATCCGCTTCTTCTCTAGCTGCCTTTGCTCGTTCAGTATTACCAGTACGAGAGAAATAAGCCTGTGCTGCTTCTGCCTCTTTTAGTTGTTGCATATAACGTGAGCCAGTTACCACAGTTGGTGTCAACTTCTCTGGCATTGGAGCTTCATCAGGAGATGGAACTCGGAAAGTTTCTGCTTGCCCTTTAAATGGTGGCAAGGCTTCAGGACGCATCCCCATTAAATCAGCAGGAGGAATAGTCGGTGCAACTTCTGGACGAACTACAGGAGGAGTAGTTGTAATACCCCTAGCTAACCGACCTTCCTCAATATTGATATAACGCTCTAATGCCTTATCAGGGTTTGCTCTGAAATAAGCAACCATCGTAGGATTATTGGCAATTTCTGGAGTCTGGATTACTTTCTCAACAGCCTCTCTAGCTTGTTGCTGTCTTGCTAAGTCTGCCTGAGCTTGTTTTATTTTCTGAGCATTGACTATTTGTCCAATACCAGCCTCATAGGTCTGACCAGCACCAGTGAAACCTTGACCAGCCGCACTTAGTATATTTGCAATTGGAGAACGACTTGTTCTCATAGCTTGAGCCAAGCCAGCACCAAAACCTAGCAATCCCGCTAGGTTAGACCGTTTCTGTAATGCCGCAGATTGTTCTGGCCCTAGCAGACCTTCATAGCCTACTGGCACACCGCCAAAGATATTAGGGATGTAATCTTCTATTGCCATAATGTCACCTAAATAAGACTAAGCTGCGGTACTCCAAACGACGATCTTTGTTGTTGTACTGGTATCTGTTTTCCAGTCATTAAACCCGATCTAGCTCTCATCTCAGCTAATCGCTGTGCATCTTCTTGAGCATTTTGTTGCATCACGTTTGATGCTAAATTCATCTGGAAAGGGTTTTCTTTAGCAAACTTAGTTGCTGCACCAATCTGATCCATTAACGTAGCCGGAGCCGTTATTGATGGAATAAGACCTGTTGAGCCACCTGTAGCAGCAAATGTCGGCATTGTAGGCGTAGCAAATACACCAGCAGCACCCGGGGCAGCAGGTAAAGCAGCACCAGCAGTAGAGCCAACAGGAACCGCACTAGCACCAGTCATTCCAGCAGTAGCAGCCGCATTACCAGCACCTAAAACAGCACCACCAAGACCACCACCTACAGCACCCAATAACGCACCTTTTAAGGGATTACAACCTC